GCGGCAGGCACAGCAAGCCCGGAGGTGACGGACCACGTTGGGTTTGCGCCGGCAGCATTCACCGGGTTGTCATCGGCAAAGGCGCGGCCACCCGCAACAGCCGTGGCCATCGTGCCAGCCCAGGCAGAGGTCGTGTCGTTCTCGTATTTGACGCGGACGAATTTTCGGCCCGTGAATGGCACAGCCTCGATCCAGCGGAAAGAGGTGGTGTCGAACGCGGCCAGGGATGGTGCATTCAACAGGCGCTGGCTGTAGCGCTTGTTTCGACAACCGAACAAGTACCCACCACCAGCCTGAGAACCCATCACAACAGATGAACTCGCATCATCCAGCACAGTCTGGCCGGAGGATGGATCTGCCTTTACTTGAATCGCCTGCCTGCCGCTCTCGCCGCTTGCATTGATAGCCAGCCCAGCAGCATGCGGAGCCAATGGGTTGATATTGGGACCATAAGGTCCAGACTTTGAACCGTCTGCATTGATGTCGTAGATGGCATAGGTCTTCATCCACGTGGCACGCTCTGCCGCAGTGATGCCAAGCTTGGGGATCAGGTTGTTTCCGTCCTTGACGATGAGGATGTCTGCCATTGCGCGCCTTTCACCGGGCCGGTGATGGCCCACGTCTGAATGTCTTCACCGCGTTGGCCGGCTGATCGCCTGGTGCCCTCATAGACAAACCCAAACGACTCAGCAAACCGCCGCGCTTGTGGCCAGTCCGCCAAGATGTGCGCCTCGATGCGATGGCGGTACAAATCGAAATTCGGATCAATGGCCCTTGCGAAGACTTTGCGCGTATGCCTTACAACTTTTCGCCACGTTTGACCGTGCATGTCCTTCGTGGCAATGAACCAAGCCACGGACATCCAATCGGTGTGAAAGTTCAGCCCACCGACAGCCACAGGTAAGCCGTCGTCAACGACCGTCCAGGCCGGTCCATCTGTCTGCCATCGGTTGACAGCAAAGGCTTCAAGCTCGATATCTCCAGCAGTGGCGGTGATGCCAGCGATATCGAGCGGTCGCATGCGCTGAACCACCGACATCACGTCGGCCAGCGTCATGCTCCGCACTTCAATCATCCCGTGATGCCCAATGTCTCGTAATAGAGAGTGACCGCGTCCATTTCAAACGCCTCGTCGGCCTCGTGCCTGAACACCGGCGCGATGGCTGGAGAAACCATCTCAACTGGGATGAACTCTCCTGGCCTTGTATCGCCAGAGATGGATTGAGAGATCGTCTCTTTGCTTTGGTCGCGTGGGTCGTACTTGAAAGCGACAGAAGGCGATCCTTCAAACACCGCGTCCATGCCGGTGAACATCTTGGCCACCCCAGGCGTTTTGGCATCTTGAAAGGCCATCTGCACTTCGACAGGTATCAAATGGATGTCATCGATGTAGGCTGTCGCTGAGAGCGAATAAAGCTCATCCACGGTGCGCAGATACACCTTCCCGGCTTGCGTCGCGATGCCCGTGAATTTGAATGGGAAGGTGTACTCAGACCAGCAAGCAATCTTGCTGGAGCGGCTGAACGAGTAGGCCCAGACGTGCGAGGATGCGCCGCCATCAAACACCAGCCAGTATTGCCCCAGCTCATGAATCCAGATGCCGAAGGTCTGAACCCGGTCAGGCTGGCCCGCTGAAGTGGCGATGTCGGGCACAACTAGCTGATCAATGGGCACACCGATGTCTGTGTCATCGATTCGGTCGACGTTCTGAGCCACGGTCATGGACCGCACACCATAAGGGGACAAGAAGCACAGATCCTGCGCAAACTCATCCATCGACAGCGGAGCGTCGTCAATGCCGATGCCGGGCACGCGTTTGATGAAGTTGTTGGAAGCGGGGTCGACTGCAACGCTCCAAATCTGGCTGGATTCGCTGAAGAACACCACCAGCTTGTCCTGGAAGGTGCCAACCGCCGTGCAGCCCTGCTTTGTGCCCTGCCTGAGACCAACTGGCAGAAACCCGGCATCATTTGCCGTCGTCCAATCTCTCGGCGCTCCAGCCGCGCTGTATCGTACCGTCTCACCGTTGATGGCAAAAATCCGCTCCACTGCCTTGGTCACGCTGATGGTGTTGGGGCAGTTCACATCGGTGATGTAGGTTGTGCCTCCATCCACATAGTGATGCGCCCTCGCACCGTTCGCGTACTCGTTAACGGCATAGACATAGCCATTGAAGATTTCAGCCCAATGGACGGCCGTCATGGCGGAGCCAGCAGCCGATGCGGGTTTGTCTAGCTCGATCTTGTCGACCGCCGCGGGTGGCGTGAACACAGCACCCTTGTCCACAAACACCTTGAGCCGACCTGACACGCTTTCCAGCCCGTAAGAGCCGGTCAGCCCTGTGGCCTCTTTGACTAGGCCGGGGCGCTTTTTGAGGCGCTTACCCATCGTCACATAGGCATTGCGCAGCACCCAAAGCTTGTTGGCCTGCTGCACATTGATGGGCAGGCGACGGTCTAGGCCGCCGTCGAATTCCTGGTAGGTGATGGCCGGCATGGCTTAAACATCCCTTCCAACCACGGCGGGCTTGGGCTCAATTGGCGTCTGATCAGTGCGTTTGTAGACACCGTTGGTGCTAAATGCTTGGCCTCGAATTCGCGATAGCAGGGTTTCCAGTGCGCTTTGGTAGAGAGGCGCATCGGCCTGCTTGTAATGCGCCTTGGCATGCGCCAAAGCATGCGTCAGGATCATGGAGTCTTGGAGCGTGGCCCGGTCCCCGTCCTGGCTGAACCGTGCAAGGTCTTTCACGTACCAAAAGCGCAGCGTGTAGACCGCATCGCTCTTGGGGTACAGAAGGATTTGGGCAAACCGCTCGAAGCGCTGGGGGTAAGCCTGAGAGTCCATGGTGGACCACATCGAGGTCGAAATACCCTCTTCCAACTTGCGCCAGATGCCCGAGTCACAGACCTCTACGCGAAGCAGGCGCCTTTCTTTCTCGCACTCTGCTGGGTAGTCGTATTCGTTCTGACCTACGCCGGTTGTCTTGTCCTCGTACCAGGTCAGATCCTTCCAATCCTGCATCCAGTACAGCGCCTGCTGCGCCTCAAACAGGAACGAATCAATCAAAGCCTTATTGGCGCCACCGCTCGCACCCATGGCACCCATGCCCAGACGGGCCAGGATGGTGCTGCGCAACTCACCAAGGGTGCGATAAGACATGATCAAGCCTCAGCTGCTGCAGATGCATCGGCGCGCTGGCCTTCTTCTGCTTGCATTGCGGCATTGGCTGCCAACACCTCAGGATCAGCCTCGGCGCGCAGCGCATGCACTTCTTCATTGACTTCATCGGCAGCGTTGGGCTCGCCAAGTTCTTCAGGATCGATCTCGAACGGCGTGCGGTTTCCGTGCTCGTCGACCAGATTGACCTGGAAGGTTTGGCGGAACGCCTTTGCTTCTTCCAGGGTCGCTTCGCGGACAACCTTGTTTGATTCGTGTTGGACGATTTCAATCAGCATGCTTTTCTCCAGAAATGAGAAGACCCGCCGAAGCGGGCTTAGTTTTGACAGGTTGCTGGCGTCAGCACTTCTTCTTGCCGCCGCCCTTCTTGCCCTTCTTCATTGCCATGGTGTCTCTCCTTTCATTGAGGTTTCACGCTGTTTCAGGGATCAGGCGCCGATTTGCACGCCCAATTGGTTTGCCAGATCAATCAACAGATCTGTGGTCATCGCATTGAACTGAGCGCGAGCGTCTTCTGCGCGCTTGCGGTCTTCTGGTGTGCTCTTGAGGTCAACCTGAGGGATGTCAAAGCCCCACTGTTTGACCAGATCGCGCAATTGATCCTCTGGCAGATCTGTCAGAGATGGCTCGCCCACAATGCGCGTGAAGGCGCCTGTCTGGAAGCGGCCATAAACGTGCTCACAGTTGGAGATGGGAATCTCGGCGTGGCGGCCATACACGTTGATCAAGCGTTCATGCTCGGTTTGTGGATTGCCGACGAACACCCAGCCCAGGCCAGCGCATTCACTTGGCGGACGGATGGGGTCCTGCTTCTTGTTGTGAACCAGCAATTCTGGCGTTGGCTTCGAAGAGTAGCCGTCATCCAGGCTTGCAGGATCAACGGGTTTGACGTTGCCTTCACCGAAGATGGATTCAAGGATGGGGACCTCATGCTCCCACACGACACGTGGCGTTTCTGCGGTCTGATCTCGCTTGATCAGCACCAGAATTCGACGCGACAAGTGTTTTTCTGTCTGGGCGGTTTCTTTGGCTGCAGTACGGGCCATTTTGGGCTCCTTTGTGATGAGTGATGGCGGTTCAAAAAGGGGCCGACCTAAGCCGGCCCAAAAGCCATGTCCACCGCCTGGACACAGATGGCTTCCCCGGAGAAAAAAGGAACAGGGCCAGCACATGGCCGGCCCTTGGTTTCAATCAGGACAGAGCGCCGACCCAGTGCGCATTGCTGCGGTTCATGGTCAACGCACCGCGCCAGGTGATCGCCCAGAAGTACTCGTAGCGGTCATACGCGCGAGGAGGCTTGCGGCTGATCATGTCGTGCCCTTGCAGGGGGCGCAGCGTGATGTGGTTGGTGTTGAGGAAGTAGCAGCGCTTTTCCCATGGGGTAGCGGGGCCAAATCGGCTGTCCAGTTCGTAGAACTCGGGCGACCATTGCACCTCGACACCGTGGAAAGTCAGCATCTCGGTGCCGCCTTCAACACGCTTGGTGTTGCTGGGGCCGAAGTCCATACGGCCATAGGTGTTCAGCACGAAGTTGCGATAACCGTCGATGAAGGTGCTGCCAGCGATCATCAGATCAGGGCGGCCACCGTTGCGGGCGCATTGACGGAAGCCCACTTCCATCTGGTTCAAGATGGTGCCGGTGCTGGTTGTGGTGGTCAGGCCGGTGGCGTAGTTGTTGCGCCAGTAAGCATTCGCCGCCACAGAGCGATCGATGCCGCCCACGGTGCCAGATGTGGGCGCCAGCGAAACCAGAGCGTCCAGGCCGGCAATCGCGTCTGTCGACTGGGTGCCGTCCAGATGCAGCTGATAGCTGAACTGTTCTTCAAAACCCAGCTTCAGAGATGCCGATTGTTCTTCAATCAGGTTCGTCAGTTGGATCTTTTCGGACTGGCTGGCCGTGGCCTGCTTGTCGTCGGTGACGATGATGCCGTTCTGGGCCAGCCGGTCTTCGTCCAGCGCAAAACCGTCATGGCAAGAGCGCCAAGCGTAGTTGGCCTGCTCGATGGTCTGACGACGGTTGTAGGTCACGACGGCCGAGCCGTTGAACCATTGGAAGTTGCTGCCGTAGGTCTTGCGCAGTTGTTCGACCACATACTGCTTGGCACCTGGGGCGGCCTTCTTTTTGCCCTGCAAAGCTTTCAGCAGAGGGCGATCCATCGTGATTTGGTCGATGGGGTTGTTAGCCAGGTAAAAGTCGAGGCCGATCTTGCCGGCGTCTTGGATGTCTTGCGTGGAAAAAGGCATGGTGCCCTCCGTAAGGGATCAACGCCGCCCACATGGGCGACAAACCTCGCGGTGACGACTCGCGTCTACGTCGACAGATCCCCAGGCGAGCGGGGGTACGCCGCGCAGCTTTGGCGGATGAGGCTCCGCCTGGCCTTTTCCCGGGGCGCGACTTCCGGGTTACTGCGCTGGTGCTTGTGGATGGTCAGCGACCGCCCCACATCGCATCAAACATGCTCTTTGGCGCCGCTGCTGGCGACCCTTGGCCTGTTGGGCGAAGCACCTGCCCGACTGTTGTCTGCTGTTGCTGACGTGCGCCGGATGACACATCTTTGATCAGTTCGTACTGCGTTTTCACGACGTTCAGCCACTGCGAAGGCGGCACGCCCTGCAATAGGGTCTGAATGCGAGGAAGCAACTTGGCCTCGATGACCGGCCAATCCATGTCCTTGGACGCCATCTCAGCCGTGAAAGCATCAATGCCCTGCAAAGCGGTTTGGCGCTCCTGCTGGATCTGTTGCTGCTGCTGGGCTTGGCGTTGCTGCTCTTGGTGCTCGCGTTGTTGGGCCTGGAGTTGCTGTTGGCTGTTGCGCTCCATGACACGACCTCGGGCAAGCTGCAATGCATGCTCTTCGGTGAGCATCAACTGATCGACTTGCTGGCGCAGGTCAGGGAACTCAGCCAAGGCGTCGATCTGGCCAACTGGGCGGCCCCGGGCAATCGCGATTTGCTGCAACTGCTCCATCAAGACGCGCTCGGCAGCGTCGAAGTCGCCACGATTCAAGGCCCCGATGACCTCCGCGGCCTGGTGGAACTGCTCACGAGAGATGCCATGGGATTGGAACGTCTCGCGAACCTCGGCCAGCGCCTGATCGCGTTGCTCGATCTGCCGCTGCTGCTCCTTGACCGTATTGGCCAGCTTTTGGAAGCGCTCGCTACCCTTGGGGGTCAGGCCTTCAGGCTCTTTGAGCAGATAATCTGGCGTCTCGGCAGCCGGCTTGTCTTCTGGCTTGGGCGCCTGCTTTGCCTGGTCAGTGGGCTGCTGATCCTGTGGCGCAACCTGGGTTTGCTGAGGATCACCGGGCTGGCGCGGTGCAAAGCGCCCGAACTCGTCGCGCGGCTGGCCTGAGTTGTTCTGACTCAACCCCTGCTCGATGGCTTCGAGCATGCTGGTCTGAACCGGTGTCGATGGAGCAGGAGCCGGATCAACCGGTGCAGAACTTGGATCTACAGGCGCAGGCGAAGGCGTGTCAATGGCGCCACCGCCACCACCGCCAGTTTCAAAGCCGTTGAGGAAAACAAAACGTTTGATCAGGCGGTGGATGTACATAGTCGTGTGCGGCGGTTATTGCATTGGCTGGGGTTGCATACCGCTCATTGGCGGCATATCTGTACCCTGATCTTCTACCTCCACGTCACCAGTTTTGTCGTCGTTTTCCATGGACTCCAGCGACTGAAGGGCGATACCGAATGCTTGGGCCGATTGCAAGGGGTTGGCAGATGTGGCGATTTGGGCAGCCGCATTGATGTACCCCTTTTCCTGCTGTTCCTTGAGCTTGTCCAACTCTTCCATGGCCTGCCTGAGCTGATCCTTCATCGCCTGCAGTTGGTTCATCAGGGCTGCGGGGTTAAGTTGCTCTTGGTCATGCTCGGGCGGCAGGAATTGATCAAGGTCCACGCGTTCATCAAATCGGCGTAGCGTTTCACGGGTCAGTGTGATCAAGGCTTGCGCCATGTCGTTCTGTCCCTTGGCACGTAACTCCGCGACCTGTTGCATCGTGTCTTTGATGACAGGCATCAGCTTGGTCCAGCGGTCCTGGTCTTGCAGACGGTCCGGCTTACCGGTGGAGCCACCGCGCACGGTCACCATGACCTGCTCCAGTGCCTGCTGCCATGACAGCGTCGGCCAAGATGAATCCTCACCGGCAATGCGTTTGACTTCTTCAGGCGACAACTTGCGCAGACACACCTGCAATGCGTACTGACCAACCTCCGACAGCAGGTCTTCCATGATGTCGGTGCGCTCTGCGCTGCGGCTGCGCAGGCCTTGAGACAAGATTTCAGCCTCTGTAGCGGTCTTGGCCTTGAGCACAGATCCGCGTGAAGCATCACCGCCGCCCAGGATTTGCTCCATATCCGCGCGTGCCGGTGAGGTGTCGTAGTTGGCTGTCTGGATTGACCCAAGCGTCACCGCTTGAATGTCGTTGGAAATTGGTTTTTGCCCGACGCCCTCGACAGCGATGATGTCGTTGCCATCTCGGTTGCGAATGCGCGAGACATCATCGGGCGTCAGCGCCCCACCCTTGCGCACCACCGTGAAGGGACGCGTATCCTTGCGGTCCTTAACGAAGTCGTCACGGGAATCGTTGTATTCGGAAACGAGGGGTTCTATCAGCTCAATGTCGGACAGTGGCATGAACGAGCCATCTACCTCGTTCCAGGCCAGGGCGAAGAACGGATACCAGCGCTCACCCGTCCAGTCTGGTGTGAAAGGCTGGCGACAGAAACCCTCTCCGCCTTCGACCACATGGAAAATGCGGTTGCTGTCCTGGTCCCAAATCTCGTGCACAGCAAACAGGTCAGCGTCCCGGCTGTCAGATGACGATTTATCCCCCGCACCGGAAGTGATGCCGCTGGTTGTCTCTTTGTAGACCTTGACCTTCTCGCTTGGCTCTGCGCCAAAGGTTTCGCGGAACTTGGCCCGCGTCATCCATACGCGGTGATCCATGGCGCTGGCTCGCTCATAGTCGCCCAGCTCGCGCACGGACTCATCAAGAATCAAGATGTCCTCAGACAGGACGAAGTCCAACACAAGCCCGCGTACCACGGAAACCTCGGCCTGGGATTGGAGGCCTTCCAGCATCTCCTTCAGGCGGGCGATCTCGGCATCCTGGTCGGCCACTCCATACGGATCGTCCAGCTTTTCGCGCTGGGCCTGGATGCGCTCCAGGTTGTCCTGGGTGTCCTTGATCCGGTTTTGGATGAGCGTGTCAACCTTGGGCGTTTCCTGCCACTGCATCTTCCACCAGCCGACACAGGTGGTGAAGCACGCGGTAAGCAGACGCTTTGCGCGCTTCTTGAGAAAAGCTTTTTTGACCAACAGCTCATCGAGCACGATGACGGCCGTCTTGGAGAAGTTCTCCGCGGCTTCCTTGCGATTTGGAGAGACGCCAGGGTTTGGAACCACTGCAAACTCTGGGTCTTTGGCGTAGACCTGGGGGCGCATACGGGCAAGCTCAGCAAAGTACAGATTCGAGCGCATCTTCTTGTTGGTGTCGGGATTGATGCCCCGCAGCAACTTCCGATTGCGCTCGAACTTTGCGACAGCCTCTTTGATGGCTGGCCGATTCTGCGCCGCCTCAATCCGCTTGAGCCAATCCCCTGCAAGCTTCTTGTCTTGCTCGGACTGACCTGCATAGGTCCATGCTGATTGCTCCATGAAGCCACCAGGCTGTGGGGCCTGTGCAGACGGTTGCTGCATCGCGGGATCGACCATGTTTGGCATGCCGCTCTCCGATCAGGCGCTGATCTTGGCCTGACCAGTGCCGGAGGTGTAAGCCGAGCACACGATGCGCATGTAGCGCGCCAGCTTCAATTCGACTTCCAGCCCGGCATTGGTGGTGGCTGCAGTGATCGAAGACTTGGCAGGCGTAGATGCGCTGCCGTTGCTGTTGGTCACACCAGAGCCAGAAGGCGCTGGCGCAGTGATGCCGGCCGTGTTGTAGCCGCTGGCAAAGTCGCTGTAGGTGTCATACGCCTCGATGTCAAGCGTTCCGACCAGGTTGCCGGACATGGCAAACAGGGCCGAGTGGTTGCGCATCAGCGGGGTCTTGTCGCACATCACAGCCACACGCACGGTGCCGCCGTGGGTGCCGTTGCCAACCGAACCGACCAGCTGGGCAGTGTTGGTGCCAGTGAACTTCAGGCTCCATTCACCGTTGGCGGCGGTGTTGCCAGTCACGCCAGCGATGGCCACGCGGTCATCATCTTTCAGACCGTGGCCAGCGCCGAAGGTGACCACGATGGGGGTGGCGTTGGTGGAGCCCGAAATGGTGATGCCGTCAGCAGCCGCAGCCACTTGGCCCAGGGATAGAGTCTTGATGGACATGGTGTCTTCCTCTGCCGGGAGCGGCCTCGGCCCGGGTAGAGGACGGCCCTACCGGCCGGGTGCGAAGCAAAGGGCCGCACCGCCCAAAGTGGTCAGTGCGATACGGCGCCCGGGTTACCCACCGTCAAGATCAAGTCATCACCAATCAATGGACGAATCGCGGCTTGATCGCGCTCGAATGCGTCCGACTTGTCGCTGTCCGGGCGCGTGGCCAAGTCAATGCGCTCTGTTGCCCCGATGGATGACAAGCGAGCCAGGGCCGCATTGGCTTCCTGGTACATGGTCTCTTCGGCGTTCAGGGCGTTGATCGTGTCTTCCAGCCCTAGGCCAGCAATCAAGTCCGCCTCTTCGCGGTTGCTGGCGTGCACGACGATCACTTCGCCTTTGACGGTGCATCCGTCAGAGAGGAATGCGCCATCGAGCCATCCGGCCACGGTGTAGATATAGAAATCCACCCCGTCCGAGTCGGTGCCCTTGTGCTCGAAGATGACGCAAGGCTCGACCAGGCGACGCAGATCGTCGGCGACCAGTTGCTGGCGATGGTGAAACGTTGGTGCAACGTCGGATGCGTGAATGCTCATGCACTCATTGCACCCGTTTGGCCTTCAGCTTTTCGCTACAAAGTCACCGCTGTGCCATGACCCATTCGAGGGAGAAACGCTTGGGGCCCGACGGCGCCTGCTTCTTGGTGACGCGTGACACAGGTCGTGCCATGCAGGCATAGCGAGAGTCGTCGCCCGCGTGGTCTTCCATGCGGCTGTCCAAGTCTTCCGGCCTGGCCTCGTCATGCATTAGGGCGGGCACAGTGCGCCACCAGTCGTGACAGGTTTCGACCACATAGAGCATGGGCTGCCCGTGATCCATCTCCTGCCATTTCATGCGGTCGTACATCTGCTGCCAGCCCGTCACACGGCTGTTGTCGGCTGGGCGGAACCTGGGGCCTACTGGCTCTGTTGGCCGCTTGAAATCGCATTTGAGGATGCGCTCGGCGATGCTCGGGCCGCCGTCTTCCTTCCACATGGCAGGGTCGGCCACGCTCAGGGATTCGTCGATCTTCTCTCCCGTCTCGCGCTCCATGATGCCGCGCCCAACCGCTTCGGCTGATAGACGTAGTCCTTCATCGGGGACCGACTTGCCCGATTCGTCCTTCTTGACGCCATACCACTCGCGGTAGCGGATGATGGCGCCTTGAGGGAGCATGCGCTCTTTGCCATCGCGGAACTTGATCCACTCGCCGCCCTCGGCAATGCACCACCAACCAACGCTGAATGGCTTGCGAGACCCCCAGTCCATTGACCGAAAGCGGGTCCAATGCTTCGGCGGGGTGAACGCGGGCAGCTTGTGAACGTGGTCGTCCAGGATGTCGAAGAAGGCGCCGGAGACCACATTCCAGTCCCCATTGCGCATGGCTCGCACCAAGGCGGGATTGCCCAGGCCCGACAGCTTGCCGATGTAGTCTTCGGCATCAATATGCGGGTTGTCTTCCAGGAGCGCGGGAATGTATTGGCGCAGCATGCCGCCCTCGTCCTTGGCCATCCTTCGGATTTCCATGGGCACCACGTCATCAATGAAAGTCGACTTGACCCAGGCATGCCCAATGTTTCCAGGGTTGCTGCCGCACACCACCATCGGGAGTTTCTCAGCCAGCTCTACCCCGAACTTCTCTTTGAAAAAGGTTCGCGCCCATGCCGGGATGACCAGACCGGGAGCGCGGCAACGGCCGCGCAGGTAGCGATAGATCACCTCAGAGAACAAGGTCAATTCGTCCATAAGCAGCACATGGATCTCGGCGCCCTGGTACTTGAAGCGATCCTTTTCGTGCTGGCAGTGGCACAGGAAAATCTTGGAGCCATTCCAGAACCTGATCTCGTTTTCCACGATCTTGACGTGCTTGGACAGAACCAATTCGGCCAGCATTTCGGGAAACCCACCGGTGCCCTCCATGTGGTTCTTGATCAGGTCGTCATACGTGCGGCGGAACAGGTAGACATTGAGCTTGGGGATCAACCCACAGAGCAATATGGCCAGGGCCCGCATGAAGTAGGACTTGCCGCCACCGGCTGCGCCACCATAAAGGATCTCGGTGGCAACCGACATCAAGGCCTTTGTCTGTTTGGGCGTGAACTTGACGTTGAAAGAGGGGCGAGCCATCAGCTGGAAACCGTCACATTGAACGCAGGGGCCCCGTTATCGTCGTCATCTTCACGGCCGCTTAATTGCTTGACTGTGTCCTTGTTGGCCGCCAGCAGGTTGACCGCGATGCTGGCCGACTCGTTCGCCAGCTTGGTCAGAACCCCCACGCTCTTGAGCTTGTCGACGCTGGTCAGTGGGTCAGCATCATCCACCTTTGCCACCTCGGTATTTGCCAGGGCCTGCAGCCGGTGCGCTGTAGCTGCCCCCAACTCGGCCGCGCTTGCCAAGCTGTTGCTGATGTTGCGCAACTTGTCGGAAAGGTTGATCGCCACTTGGCGCTGAGCAGCAGGAAGCGCATCAAGCGCAATGTTTGCCTCGGCCAGTTTTTCTGCTGCGGTGCGTACTTGCGCACTTTGCGCACTAACTTTTTGGTTCGCACCAAACTTTTTGCGGATTGCCGCCTCGCTCACATCGAACTCGCGGCCAAGTGATCGGGCAGTTTCTCCCGACAGAAGGCGCCGCTCAACCTCAGCCCATTGCGCGGGGGACAACTTAGACGGGCGTGCCACTGCTTACCCCACAAATTTGAGCGACTTCTGTTCGCCTGCCACTTCCAGGCAATCGATCTCCACACGGATGTCGAATTGGCGCTGGTGCTCAAGGTACTGGACTGGGCAATGTTTGGCGTACAGGGCCAGAATCACCCGGGCGTCCGATTCCTTAGGCTCGCTGCCTTCCGCCCATTTGGCCACTGTGGCAGGATGCTTTCCGCATTTGCGCGCGACATCGCCCATGCTGACGCCGACCCTCATGAGGTCGCGCAGGATGCGGAACCAATCGCGCTTTCTGGTTGTGACTGGTACTGATGCGGCCATAGAAACTCCTAAGCAGCTACCTCGAGTAAAGACGCCTGCCCGCTCACACGCTTGGGCAGCGCTGTGATGGTCACCACCACGCGTGCGCCGTATTCGTCGGGCTCCATGCGTTGGCCACCATCGGCGTGGACCCACTTGTCATCATTGAAGGCCACGCCCTTGAGTGCGTCATAGAGCACCTTGCGGGCATTGTCCAGGTCAATACATTGCACTGAGTCAGACCACCCGTCCGGGTCTTTGCGGGCACGCTTGGCCCAGTCAAGCGGGCGATGCGGATACAAGGCGATATCGACACGAACGCGCCCTTCGATTGGCTCACGCACGCCCTGCTGCCATGCCAGCAGGTTGACCTGCTCCTTGTAGGCCTTGGCCTCATCGCTCAGCGTCACGATTGCGCGCTGGTGACCACGAGGCACAAAACTGCGCCAGTAGCGGTTCGCTGACACAGGCCAAGGAAGCGTGAGAGTGATTGTTTGCTGGCTCATGACGCACACCCTTTCAGTCCAACCAAAACAACGGCCGCGACCCAGAACAAGGCCAGGCCACCCAAGACCATGCGCAACGCGGCACGGTCGAACGTCATGGGATCAACGCACACGCAGTTGCGGCGGCCTTGACCAACCGAACACCGCGTGCAGTGCTTAGCGCCAGTCGCCACGCTCGCCACGGTTTCCGCGCTGCCATTGGCTGGCTGCTTCGGCGTTGAGCTGCTTTGCCACTTGCTCTCCACGAGCCTTTGCCACTCCGGCAAGCCACTCGCGCACCCATTCGCGGCCTCGCTGCACTCGCCATCGCAGAACTTGGCGCACTTCGCATCGGTGGCGGTGGAGGTCGTCGGCATGGGATGGCATCGGTGCAAATGCGCGCGCGCGCGATCGACGGTTGGGTTGGGTTTTGTTGGGACGTTCACAGGGGTTCTCCTTGGGTGTTCATTCGCAGTGCTTGGCGATAGGTTTGGCGCTGTGCCAGGGTTACCTGGCGGCCCTTGTAGGTGCCGTCGCGTGCATCGCTTTCGGCCAGCTCGCGCAGCGTTTGGAGCGGATCGCGGGAAGGTTGTCGGCGGTCGATACCGGACAGGGCTTGCTGCACTCGCACTGGGTCAGCCTTTGGGGCCTCAAGTGCTGGGGCTGGTTTGTCAGGGCGGCGATTGCACAGGGCCTCGAACTTCGGAAGGTCCGGTGGGTCGGGTGGCAGGTTGTCGAGGGCGAAACGGATGGCGTTCGGGTTGCTCTGAAACCGGCCCAGCTTGCGAGCCCAGATGCGCTGCACGGACTCGATGTGATCGAGCGCATGTTGCGCAGCATCTGCACCAGGCGGAAGCGGAGGTACTGGGAACAAGCGATCCCAGCGGGCGCCGTAGTTGGCTCGCAGTTCGTTCCACAGGGACTGAACCCAGCGGTCAGGGAGCGATGAGGCGGGACTCGACATCGATGGTCTCCGGTTGGTTTTGCACTGGGGTTGGATCGAAGGCGCCGTACATTCCGGTTCCGAATCCGCCGTTTGCCATGGCGTTCAGCTCGGACTGTGTCAGGGCTTTCGGCGGAGCGCTGAGGGTTGTCAGCACTCGGTCGACATAGGACGGCATGTAGGCAATCGCCTCCTTCGCCTCAGACTTGGCCTTGGCAATCGCCTTGCGCATCTGGCCGACGGTGAGGCGGGCATTGACCCAGCCTTGAGCCAGCGGTCGAAACTTGGCGCGGTCCTGCGTCGAGTGCGGATCGACGGTCAGGCCTTGATCGGATTCGAACCATTGGCGCCATGCCTCCCAACTCGACGGCGATTCATCGTCGCAAGAGATGTACTCGGTATGACGATTACTCTCTTCTGGAGACTGGGGACTGGGGACTGGTGTCTGGGTAGCCGTGTCGTCACGCGTGACACCCCGTGACGCGTCACGCGTGACATTGCGTGACGCGCTGTGTGACAGCACGCGTGACAACTCCGCTTCAAGCTCTGCAGTTGTGGCCTTGTATGGCAGCGTGACGCCGTGTGACCGCAGCGCTTCAAACAGTTGCGCGCGACGTTCACGGGCGCGGCGTTGACGCTCCTTGGCGTTGTCCTTTGCCGCTGGTTTGTCTGCCTGCTTGCTCTGGTATTCCTCAATCTCCGCATCGCATCGACCCTGGTGCCAGTGGCCTTCGGTCAGCGTAAAAAATTCGTTGAGCACAGCAGAGAGGGCATCGCGCTCTTCTTTAGACCTGGCACTGATCAGCCGTGCGGCCTGGGAATCGGGTATGGCCCCCTCACGCGTGTAATACACATCTAGCAAGCGACCGTAGATGCCATGCTCGAGCAATGACAGGTGTGACGTGTCTTTGAGGTAGTCACCGATGTGGCGTTCGTAGTAGTTAATGGCGGCCTCCGTTAATGTGAAGGTGCTGCTTCGCGGACACGTGGGCGGCATGAGCCGCCTCTGGGGTATCGAAATAGCCAAGATGGTGCCGGCGTCCGTTGGCCATGATCTTGGCCTGCCAGCGTCCATGCTGACGATTCCATGAGGCGCCCAGAAATCCGTGAGCGCTGTCTCGATGAGCTTTTCGCCTGTTCTGTGAATTGCCTGCGCGATCGACCACGCGGAGGTTCTCCGGGCGGTTATCCGTTTTGTCGCTGTTGATGTGGTCGATCTCGCCATCCGGCCAAGCCCCGTAAGACAGGAACCAGGCCAGTCGATGGGCCCGCACTGACTGGCGGCCAAGCCGAATCACGATATACCCATATATGGAGATACTTCCGGCCTTTGCGCCAATACGGCACCCAGGGCGCGCCACAGACCACCGGAACGTCCCATCGACAGGGTTATAGGAAATCGTTTCGTAGTAGTTCACACGCCCCCCATGCTGAAAATGGAAGCTGCCGGCACAAGCTCACGCCAAACCTGATTGGCTCCGATCTTTTCGACAAGCGAGACTGAGCAGCGATGCAGCTTGGCCAGCTGCGCGGCACTCTCACCGTCATTGAGGGCTGCCCGGATGGCCCTGATGTCGTCCATGGTCCTAGGAGATGCCGCGCGCTTTGCCCGCGCACATGCCGCCCGTTTTGCGGGGCTGGCCTTGGTCCTACCCTGTTTGACCATGTCGACAAACATCAAGCGGTGATCTCCGGCCTTGGTGCATTTGGGATTGATGCACAAGCGGTTTGCGCATGTATTCCACAAGCGCACGCCTTTGATGTCGTCCATATCGAGCCCATGAGCCAAGCACCACGCGACACGCCGGGCCAGGCTTGGATGGCCATGGAAGCTCATCATGGGATGGCCTGCGCTGTTGAAGTTGCCGGTCCACTGCCAGCAGTTGCCTACTTCAACGCAACGCTGATTGCGCAGCGCTTCCAGGGTCCAGATTCGTGATGGCGTCATGGCGTGACCTCCCATCCCCAAAGAATCGTGGTGGCGTCATCGCGGGAGTTGTAGAACTGGCCAATGCGCTTCCAGCCGCAGGACTCAAGCACCTTGTGCTGGCGGATGTTGTCGCCGGCCGTTGTGCAGGTGGCGTAGTTAAAGCCCAGCGAGCGCAGCACTTCCAGCTGCGTCAGCTTGAGCAATTTGCCTTTGCCCTGGCCACGATGTTGGGCGTGGATGAAGAAGCTGTGGCAATGGGCCACCTGAGGCTGGTTGGGTATGGCGTCGATGCAAAAGACACCGAACGGGTAGGCGTAGCGGGTCATGCAGACACCTCAATGACCCACAGCAGGTCGTCCAGGGTTTTGATGGGGCGCAGCTGACCAACGGGTCCGGCCTCCATGGCCTTGGCGCCCATCTCGTTGTCTGCGATGAACCAGGTCAGCCATTCGGATAGGTCACCAACCAAGTCGGATGTGGCTTTGGTGAGCGCGTCTTGGGTGGTCCAAAGCGCGGTGGTAATCGGACCTTCAGGGCGAATATCCAGCAACTCGATGACGGGATTGAGAAGCCCCTCACCGGCCTCGATGGCGGTGGCCCATCGTTTGAGTGCATCCAACTTTTGATCGCGGGTCATGCTGCGGCCCCCTTCAGTGATCCCAGCAAGGCGGCCAGCTCGGGCAGCATCGATTCCACCTTGGCCAGCGTGCGGGCCTTGCGTGCATCGTCGTTGTCGGCGTACTTGGCAGCCAGGTACTCGATCACGGACTGCACGTCACCGGTGGACTGGATGTAGCCTTCCAGGTCTTCAGTGTTGAAGCGCTGTGTGTCTGCATCGCCCGGGTTGAGCTTTCGGCTCAACATCGATGGGCTCATGTCCATGTCGCCAGCAATGACCTTGAGTGACTTGGTTTGCAGCATCGCCCGGTGGGAAATGTAGGCCCGCAACGTGGGCCAGCGCTCGGCGATTGATGGCTCAAAGTTGAGCGTGTACTGGGAGGTAGAAACGGATGACATGTCGGCTTTCCGTCTGTTGCCGTCTCAACGGCGGGCAATAAAAGGAGGATGGGCGCCATGGACACCAACCTCAACCCAAAGAAAAAGCCCGCGCACCTCACCAGCGCAAATCAAGCGCTCAGGGAGGAGGAAAACGCCCGACTCTGGAGTCGTGGACACGCTGGTGGTCAAAGTGCGCGGGCACATAACTGGTCACTCCGGCTTGGTCTCAAGCGAGGGAATGGCGGTCCGTTCCAGTGCCTTTACGATGGGGTTTCCACACCAACCATCAGCAAAGGAACGGACCATGAACAACGAGCAGTTCAACGAATTCGCAGACATCCTCAACACCCTTCTTGCTCAACAGACAGTTCTTGGGTTTGGGGTTGCGGAGCTGATCCGGCTGCTGACACCCGAACAGAAAGCGCAGTTCGCGCGTTCAGTAAAAGGGCTTGTCGGTCAGGTGATGCAAGACCGCGCCAACGAGAGCACGCCAGAGATGGATGCAGCGATGTCCCTGCAATTGGCCGCGCTTCTGGAGTCTGCCGGGCAGCCGCCGCAACATGGGTAGAACTGAGCCGTTTGCGAGCGCAGCGCCGGGTTGCATTCAAACCTTGCGTCTGGGTGCCGAGCCACTCAAGCGAAGTCGGACGGCGGATAGGCTCAACCATGGCTCGCCTCCCCCGCCTGTGGGGCAGCAGCATCTTCAAGTTCAGCAGCCAAGGCGCGCAGCTTTAAGGCGTCGTCTGCGCCTGTCGGCGCATTACCTTTCTCCCACTTCGACAGTCTGGGTTGAGGGATGCCTGTGCGACGAGAGATCTCCGTTTGGCTCAGGCCGTGGCCATCGCGCAAGCGCTTGATTAGTGCAAGGGTCGTATCCATTGCGCCAGTTTATGCGCTGTCGAATAGGAATGCAATGCCCTATCGAATTATTCTTTCTTGAACAGGGTTGGCTAAGGGAGCTCAACAGACTCGGGAGAGACGCTGTTCTTAGGTACAGAGCGAAAGCCAAGCCATAAGGCGTGTGCGTTTGATGCAATAAAGAAGCCCGCAGACGCGGGCTTTTTTGCATCCACCGAATAGCGCAACAAAAAATTATTCGCCACCGCATTGACATAGCTTATGCGATAGCGCATGATTCATCTCAACACACAACAAGGAGTGTTGAGATGGAACAGAAGACGCAATCACTGCCCGCACTGGGCGAGGCATTCAATGGCGGCAAGTATGCCGGTATCACCACGGACAAGCAGGGCAACGTGTACGCCCTGGTCTTGCTGGGCGACAAGCCCGCCAACGACCTGAACTGGAAGGACGCGATGTCTTGGGCTGAAGGCCTGGGCGAAGGCGCATCCCTACCCAATCGCGTCGAGTCGGCCATGCTGTTCGCCAACCTGAAGAGCGAGTTCGAAGAATCTTGGCACTGGACCAACGAGGCGTTCTCTGAGCGCTCCGCCTGGTATCAGTACTTCGACGACGGCTTCCAGGGCAACTACGGCCACGACGGCGGGTTGTGCGCGCGAGCCGTCCGCAGATTTCCGATCAATCCTTCAATCCTTTGATCGGGGTCTGCCATGGACGCACAAGCTGTGTTTAATCGTTCGGCGGCCTGCAAGGTGCCCGACTTTGGGTGCGCTGGCCTATTGCACGGGGCGCAAGTGATCAACAATGCGCTTGAAGCCGGCGAGAAGTTTGCCGAGATGGTTTCCGAAGTGCGCGCCGAGCTGCGCAATGAAATGAAGCAGGCATTGGCTGGTGAACGCGAGTTCCTGCCTGGCTATGTTGTTGACGTGTCTGGCCGAAAGAAGGAGCGCTTGGTCGGTGTGCACGATGCGCTGATGGAAGCGCTTGAGCACGGCCAGAACTCCGCTGTGTTGGTGTCGATGCTCTCAGGTCGTGGCGCCCATGTGGTGAACCTGATCACGCTGCGCGAAGGCGTGATCGATGCATACGCTGACCTGAACTGCGAAGAGATCGCCCAAGCTCGCATGGAGCGCTTGTCATGAGCGGCCGCCCCTACTCCATGGCATGGTGGGCGGCGATGGTGGCCGTGTCGCTGGCATCTGCCGCTGTGATCGTGGCCACTGAGCCCGCACACGCTCAGGACAAGTGGACCGGCCAAGACAAAGCACTGCACGCCCAGGGGGGGGCTGCGGTCGGCGGCATCGGCGCTGCCTTGAGCCAAAGCCCGACCGTTGGCTGCCTTGCTTCCGTGGCTGTCGGTGTCGGCAAAGAGATGTTCGACATGCAGCACCCCGACCAACACACGGCGTCCTTCAAGGATGCAGCCGTGACGGCTATTGCTGGGTGCTTGTCGGCCAAGCTCACCGACATCGTGATCGGCCCTCGCTTCCTCGGCTGGAAGAAGGAGTTCTGACCGTGCTCGTCTTCGCCCGCCTCTACGTCTTCCATCGCCGCTCTGGCTTGACGGTGCGCCGCGCTATGTCGCGCGCACTGGCCACGGTGCTGCGCGATCTCAACCTGAGAAAGACACGCTGACATGAACGCCCCAGAGATTCTTCCCGCGCCGACAGTGCGCCCGCTTGTGTTCATTCGCGCCAGCTCCTTGTCTGAGCTATTTGATTGCGCCCATCGGTGGGAGGGTAAGCACCTTCTCGGTATGCAAAGTGCAACCGGCGGCGCTGCCCAGCTCGGCACCGCCGTGCATGCCGGTACGGCTGCCTTTGATGCCTCCCGCTTGCCAGGTGGATCCCCCCTGACGATTGATGACGCCGCCGGCGCCGTGGTCGACGCCATTCACAAGCCTGAGCGCGATGTGGATTGGGGCGACACACCTGTGCGTCAGGCTGAAAAGATTGCCCTGGCCTTGCATACCAAATACTGCGCTGACGTCGCCCCAAAGCAAACCTATTCGGGCGTTGAGGTGACCTGTGAGCGCCTCGAGCTTCCCGAACTTGGGATTGCCCTGACTGGAACCAATGACCGTGTGCGTGTACTGCCGAACGGAAAACTTGGAATTGCAGACTTGAAGACAGGTAAGCGCGCTGTTCGTCCTGATGGAAAGGCCGAGACAGCCAAGCATGCGCTGCAGTTGGGTGTGTACGAGCTTCTGGCTACACATGCCATGGGCATCCCCATTGAGGCGCCCGCACAAGTGATTGGGATGAATACCGGCACAACACCAGCATCCCAGCGAATTGGCACAGGAGAAGTTCGCAATGCACGCGAGCTGCTGCTGGGCCAAGAAGGTGAACCAGGCTTTTTGGAACAAGCGGCCGCGATTGTGCGATCGGGTGTTTTCCATGCCAACCCATCCAGTTTCCTCTGTTCATCGAAGTACTGCCCGCGACATGGCTCATGCCGCCATCGCGCTCGTTGATCCAGCCCCCTACTGAAAGGACCAAGCACATGGCAACCGCCAACATCGCCGAGCTGCGCCAGCAGCAAGCCGCCACACGCCCCCTGGCCGACATGAAGCCAAAGGAACAAATATCCTACCTGCTCAACCAGAAGAAGGGCGAGCTGGCAAAGATGCTGCCCAAGACGCTGAGCATTGAGCGCTTGCTGAAGGTGGCGCAGATCGCGGCCACCACCACCCCGGCCCTGGCCAAGTGCGATGTGCCATCCCTGGTTGGAGCTATCGGCCAATGTGCCCAGATGGGCCTGGAGCCAAACACTGTGCTGGGCCACGCCTATCTCGTGCCATTCAACACCAAGCGCAAGGACGCCCAAGGCAATGAGCGCTGGGTCAACAGCGTGCAGGTGATCATTGGCTACAAGGGCCTGATCGACTTGGCGCGCCGCTCCGGCCAGATCGTTAGCATCGCTGCGCACGAGGTGTGCGAGAACGACCACTTCGAACTGGTCTATGGCCTAGACGAGAAGCTGAACCACCGACCAGCCATGGAAGAGCGCGGTGAGGTTGTTGGCTTCTATGCAGTGGCCAAGCTCAAGGACGGTGGACACAGCTTCGAATTCATGAGCGTGCATCAGGTTCGAGAGATCATGTCGGCCACTCAGTCCAAGGGCAAGTATGGGCCATGGAAAGAGCACTTCATTGAGATGGGCCGCAAGACTGTGATCCGCCGCCTGGCCAAGTATCTGCCTCTGTCGATTGAGTTTCAAACTGCTGTGGTTTTGGACAACCAGGCAGAAGCTGGAAAGGACCAACGACTAGACGCAATCGACGGCGACTTCATGGTGGTAACCGATGACGATGCCCCCATGGGCCACGTCGACCAAGAAACAGGCGAGATCAAGTCAGCAGCGTTGACTAACGATCCATCCCCATCGGCTGACGACTGGCAGCCATCCGAAGCTGAACTGGCCGAGATTCACGCCCGTGAAATGGCCGAGGCCAACCAGACCAGCGAAGCCGCTGCCCCTGCAGGCCGCCGCACTCGCACGGCTCAACAAACCACCCTTGAGTGAGGCATCCGATGAAGCTGCAAAAAATCAACATCATCGATTTTCTCGGCGCCAAGTCGGTCGAGATCGACACAACTTATCCGGTGCAATTGCTATGCGGCCCCAATGCAGCAGGCAAGTCATCTGTGCGTGATGGTGTGGCCTTGGCCCTGACCGCAGACCTTGGCCGCGTAAGCCTGAAGAAGGAGGCGGGCCAGCTGGTGCACGAAGGTGCCAAGTCCGCCACCTGCGAGGTGATCACCACCGATGGTGACGCTTACGCTGTCGTGATCAGCGACTCGGGAAAGATCGCAGACAGCCGCTCAGGTCTGAAGGATGATCCAGTGCTGCCCTATGTGCTCGACGCCCAGCGCTTCTCACAGCTTGACGCCAACGGCCGCCGCACCTTCCTGATGGGCCTGATGAATGTGCAGACCGACCCTGCCACCATCAAGGAACGGCTGATCTCGCGCCAGTACGCCCCAGCCAAGGTTGAGCGCATCGCCCCCATGCTGCGCTCTGGCTTTGATGCGGCCCACAAGGAAGCCAAGGCCAAGGCCACAGAAGCCAGAGGAGCCTGGAAGGCTGTGACTGGTGAGGCCTTTGGATCGGAAAAGGCCAAGACCTGGCGCGCTGAGGTTCCCAAGTACGACGCCGGCCAGATCAAGGATCTGCAGACCGAGCTGCAACACTGCGACGTGGCTATTGGTTCCTGGCAGCAACAGATCGGGGCCCTGAACTCTGAAAAGAAGCGCCGCGCTGATCTGCAAGCCAAGCTGCCAGATCTGCGCGAGCACGCCAGCCGCATCGAGCGCATTCAGAAGAAGCTGGAAACCGACGAGCAACAGTTGGTTGAGTGGGAACAGGATTTGGCCAAGACCATGGCCGCCGCTGGTGAGGGACCAGCACGTGTTGGCCTGGTGCATGAACTGGCCTGGGCTGTTGACAACCTTCTGATATATGGAGAGGCCCTCTCCGAAGATGACCCACACGCATCCCGTATCCATAAGGCGCTGTCCGACTACGAGCGTGAGCACGGCAAGGTGCACCGTGGCGGTGAAAACAAAGCCCACGACGCCAAGGCAGCCGCTCGCCTTCCCTCCATCCGCCAAAGCGTGGATCTGTCGACCAAGGCTGTGGCCAACGACAAACGCGATCTGGAAGCGGCCAACAAGGCACAGGCCGAGGTAGAAGCCATCGAAAAGCAATTGGCTGATCCCTTCGATTCCGCTGCTCTTGAGAATGCCCGCAAGCAGGTTGAAACCCTGCAAGCCAGCCGCGCTGACTTGGTCAAGAAGCTGGACACCTTGCAATCCCTGAAGCTGCAAGCCGAAGCAGCCGACCGCAAGACAAAGGAAGCCGCCGCACACGCTGATGACGCAGCCCAATGGGATGAATTGGCTGCTGCCCTGGCCCCGGACGGCATCCCCGCCGAGATCCTGGCTCAAACCCTGGGGCCCATCAATGAGCGCATGGCTCAGTCGGCCTTAGACACCAACTGGCTCAAGGTAGAAATCTCTGCCGACATGGCCATCACGGGTGGTGGCCGCGATTACCGACTGTTGAGCGAGTCAGAGCAATGGCGCGTCGACGCCATGGTGGCCGAAGCCATTGCCAACCTGTCAGGCATGCGCCTGCTGGTGCTGGACCGATTCGATGTTTTGGAGCCTTCCGCCCGCGCTGTGCTGTTGGGCTGGCTCGATGTCCTGGCAGACCTGGGCGAGCTGGATACAGCCCTTGTATTCGGC